CTGATGATCGGTTTGATTTTTACCATAAAGTTGAAACGAAGATTCCTTTTGATCTTGAATACTTCAATAAAATAACAGGAGGTGGATTATCTTCTAAAACGTTGAATATTGCAATGGCCGGAACAGGTGTCGGTAAATCATTGTTTATGTGTCATTTTTCTTCTAATTGTATATCACAGGGCCATAATGTTTTGTATATTACTTTGGAAATGGCAGAGGAACGAATTGCAGAAAGAATTGATGCAAATTTGTTGAATATTAGACTAGATGATTTGAAAAGTCTTCCAAAATCAATGTATGATAAGAAAATGGAAGATTTGAAGAATAAAATTAAAGGTAGATTGATTGTAAAAGAATATCCAACGGCAGCTGCCAGTACAAATCATTTTAGGGCATTATTGAATGAATTGAATCTCAAGAGAAATTTTAAACCAGATATTATTTTTGTTGATTATATCAATATTTGTTCATCTTCAAGGATTAAACCCGGCCAGTATGTAAATTCGTACAGTTATGTTAAGTCGATTGCAGAAGAACTTAGAGGATTGGCAGTAGAATTTAAAGTACCAATCATGTCAGCTACCCAAACGAATAGGGCGGGTTTTCAAAATACTGATGTGGGATTAGAAGATACAAGCGAAAGTTTTGGACTTCCGGCAACTGCTGACTTCATGTTTGCAATTATTAGTAATGATAAGTTGGAAGAAGTTAATCAAATATTGGTTAAACAGTTAAAGAATCGTTATGGTGATCCAACTATCAATAAGAAATTTTTGGTTGGAATAGACAGAGCAAAAATGAAACTCATAGATTTGGGTGATAAATCTCAATCTGATTTAGTAGATACTGGCAAAGTAGAAGAAAAAGGAAATGATACTCCTGTGTTCGATGCATCTACAAAAAAGAACAAGAAAGACTTTGGGGAGTTTAAGTTTGAGTGATAACGAAAACGTAATAGACCTGACAAAATACAGAGACGGAAGAATAGAAAAAAGAAAAGAAGAAGAACAGAGTCGATCCGTTCCCACACTCAAGGCTTTCCTGCCTGATGAGTACTACGTTTTCCCTGAAATGGGGTTAATGATCCATGTCCTATTTGTTACGGACAAAAGCATACATTATGATGAAGAAGAGGTCTACGTGATGGAAGACCAATACGGCAACATCTTTGCTGATGTGGTTGAAGAAGAAACCTGCGAAGGTTGGCACGAACTTCACAAGGATGTATTTCTTCATGCTGTAGAACAAAATATCCCACCAGATCCAACAAACCCGTATCGTGGTGCGTCTTAGTATTATAAATATATCAGTAAAGTGTATTCTTTTTAGGAGAAATTGATGAAGACATTTAAGAGTTATATTAGCGAAGCAAGTATATTTGACCCAAAATATCCGCGTTCTAGTGAATTTACATTAAATGTAAACAAGCCAAATGCTGTCCATACAGCATTAGGAACTCTCAATTATAGGCCCGGAACAACATTTAAAAAATCTGATGATACCCCAACTTCAAATAAACACATTGTTGGAAAACAAAATAAAACAAATGTGGCTGTTACATTAGAAGATGATAAGGGTACAATTATACAAGTTTGGGGCACTAAATCTGCATTCAGAGGCGCATTTAATGTAGGAAATTCCAAAGGTGGCGGTAAAATGCATGCCGCAGATTGGGAAGAGGTTATTACAATTGCCCATAATAAATCACTTGCGCCAGAAACTACTATTGATCAAGCCGCAACAGCTGGAGAAATTAAATTACCTGTCAAACAGAAAATTGTATCTAAAGTAAATGTAGGCCTGGGGAAAGATATTTTAGACTCATTAGCTAAAAAGATACCCAATAAAACAATGATACATTATGGTAGAAAAACAGGATCGCCATCAACTCTCTGGTCAAATGTTTTTAAAGATGTGGATATAAAAATGAATCCTAAGAGTATGACTCCTAAAACGGATATGAAAGCCGGTGATTGGAATATTTCATTGAAACAATCTGGCGGTTCTCAATTAATGAGTGGATATAAAGGTGATACAATTGGTGTTATAACTGCAGCATATAATAAAGCTATGTCAGAACGAAGTGGAGATTTATTGGCCGGATTAGAAACTTCTATGGGGCCTATGTTAACAGATTTAAAAACTACTTTTGCAAAGTCACAAGATGTTGCAGGAGGTGCTTCAGATGTTAGAAAGAAAGTAAAAGCAAGCGGAGAGCAGCAGAAAAATCTTCTAAATGATGTAGAAACGGCGGTATGGGACACAATTCAAGGTGGTGAAAGAATACAAGAGCATGTTCGACAAATAATGGAAAATCATCCGTTGGTAAAAAAATATGCTGTAGAAGAAGCTATGACAGGAAATATGAAATTTTCTGATTCTGAACCCAAATCAAATTATTTAATGGTATTTTCTCCTTCTGGCAAAAGTCATATTAATAAAATCGATGACACAATAGTTAATACGTATGCTTCTAAAGTAACTTGGTCGGTTGGAATTAAATCAGCAAGTGGTAAAGGCGCACTTTCATTACGAGCTATTGTTAAAGATGAATATGAACCTACATCAACAATGAAACAAATTATCTCAGAAGCATGGGATGAAATAGGAGAAGATAGAATATATTTATCCGAAGGATGGTGGGATAAGATAAAAGATAAAGCATCTGATGCTGTTGATTGGGTAAAAGAAAAAGCACTAAAAGTACTAGAAATTCTTTGGAATAAAGTTGTTAGTAAAATCATTGCACTGCTAGCGAAAGGTTTTGTGTGGATTAAGAAAATTTTTGGATGGCAACCAGAAGTAACATCAATATCTAACCCGTATTTTGTCTAATGTTTGCATTCGCCTCATTTCTAACTGAACAAAAGAACCTCCACATGGAGCATCTTGAAGATGAGGTGTTGAATCATGGGGTAGAAGGAACAAGGGGAGCAATAAATTTCCTTCAAGGTCTAAGAGACATGTTAGCCGGAAACGCTGACGCATCCGTTAACGTAACCGTAAAATGGGACGGAGCACCAGCAGTGTTCGCCGGCTATAATCCAGAGAATGATAGATTTTTCGTAGGAACAAAAGGAGTATTCGCCAAGAACGCGAAGATAAATTATAATGAAGCAGATATAACTACAAATCATTCCGGAGGGTTAGCATCAAAACTTAAAGTTGCATTCAACGAGTTATCCAAAGTAAACATAAAAGGTGTTTTACAGGGTGACATGATGTATACAGCTGATGATTTACAAACAGAAACGATTGACAACGAGCCTTATATTACTTTTCAGCCTAATACAATCGTTTATGCAGTACCTGTAAAGTCCAGATTGGCGGCTAAAATCTTGTCCTCTAATATGGGGATCGTGTGGCATACCACTTATAGTGGCGACACGATGGAGGACATGACCGCCTCTTTTGGTGTAAATTCAGGAGCATTTAGGGAAAGTAGTACGGTATGGCAAGCAGATGCATCATTCCAAGATACATCTGGAAGTGCTACCATGACAAAGAAACAAACTGGAGATGTTACAGCAATATTAAAAAAAGCAGGAAGCTTATTCCAGAAATTAGATTCTAATGTTTTAGGAATGATCGCAAATGATGCCCAAACAAGTGAATTAGTAAAAGCATATACTAATAAGATGGTGAGAGCCGGAGAACCTATTAAGGATGTGAAGAGACATACGGCAGGATTGATTGCATTTGTATATGACAAGTTGAAAGCAGATATTGATAAGGTAAAAAGAGAAGAGACAAAGAAAAACAAAAAAGATGTGATGGACAGATATGTGGGGTTTCTTAGGAAGAATTCAAGTCAAATTGTTAAGATATTTGCAATGCAAAATTTACTTATTGAAGCAAAACTGATAATTATTCGTCAGTTAGAGAAAGTTAAATCTATAAAAACATTGATGAAAACATCTACAGGATTTAGAGTAACAGCACCAGAAGGATTTGTTGCTATAGACAACCTCAAGGGTGGAGCAGTCAAGTTGGTTGATCGAATGGAATTTTCAATGCAAAACTTTAACGCAGCAAAGAACTGGGACAAGTAATGAAAAAAACATTTCAAGAATTACAGGACGAAACTCTTATTGCAGACTTGGGAGAAGAGGGCAATATATGTGATATATCAATAGATAAATTGCGTTCGCCTACTATGAAAAAATTACATAAAGCTTCATGTCCAGTAGATAAAAAAGAAAAAGATACAGTAATGCGTCGTGCCGGAAAACGTGCTGGATTATCACGTTCAGCTAGAGATAGGTTGTATAATAGTGTTGGAGAAGGATACCAAGAAATTAGTAATCTTGTGGATATCACGCAAGAAGTAATGGGAAAAATGATTAAAGCAATGAAAAAGGATGATTTTAGAACAGTAACAAAGCTTTACAAAGAATTAGGTAATATTATAAAATGAAAACAGCAGTATTTGTATTCGGGAGATTTAATCCCCCCACTATTGGACACGAAAAGTTACTAAATGCGTTGACTGCAACTGCGCAAAGAGAAGGTGGTAAAGCATTTGTATATACAAGTAGTACACAAGATGCAAAGAAAAATCCACTTTCCAAGAATCAAATTTTTCAATATTTGGCCAAGGCGTTTCCAAAACAGCGGAAAACTTTTCAAAGTAGGTCAACAGCAAAGAATCCACTTGAGGTTGCCGTTGAATTAAGTGGAAAATATGATAAATTAGTAATGGTTGTGGGTAGTGATAGAGTTTCAGACTTCAGTTCATTACTAAATACTTACAATGGGATAAAAGGAAAACATGGTTCTTATGAGTTTAAAGAAATTGATATAGTTAGTGCAGGTGAACGAGATCCAGACGCATCAGGTGCTGCAGGCATGTCCGCTTCCAAAATGAGAGAAGCAGCAGTTCAAGGTGATTTTAATTTATTTAGAACAGGAATACCATCAGCAATGAGTGATGAACATGCAAAAAATATGATGAATGATGTACGTGTAGGATTGAAATTAGATGTTATACGTGAGGGAATGAAACGCCGAAGAGGATTACAAAAACCAGTTGAGATCAAGAATGGTGTTGGAAAAAGTAGAATATCAACAGAATTATCATGGCAAGGTTATGATACTGTAAGTTTATCTGCCTGTGATGAAGCATTCGAACTGTACGATGAACTTGTTAATAGTATTGGTCAAAGTACTTTTACTAAACCAGAATTAGCATATCTTAAAGAATCATTAATTTTGGTTGATAAGTGTCTCACTATTACACAAGTACCAAAAGAAACAATAAAAGAACAAGATGTACGAGATTATATGCAATGTTCTGGTAAAGCAATCAGATTATTGAAGAGTGTTGGAAAACGAACAGGAATACCTTTTAACTATTCGTTTTTGAATGATCTTCAAGTTCAAGTTGCGGAAGATATAAAACCTATAAAAACATTTACACAATTTTCAGGAGAGATGTATGGCATCTGATAGCCTATTAAAAGTGATTGCCGGACTTGTTAAGAGAGAAGGACGGATTGCAAGAGAAGAAGCTAAGAAGGCTAAAGAAGCACTTAAAGCCGAAACAGGAGAAGATGAAGGAGAAGAAGATGAGGATGAAGATCCTGTAGGCGTGCCTGAGGGGCCAACAGATGATGAAGGCGAAGGCGAATGGGAGCCACCTGCAGCAGAACCTGATTCTGGTGAAGGAGATACAAAACCAACTGGTCCAGATCCCGCATTAGTTGCTCAAGTAGCAGCAATAGTTAAACAAGAAATTGAAGATGAAGCAGAAAAAAATAAGGGGCCGGAAGAAATTAAACTTTCTGGTAAAAAAGAAAAAATAGACACCAAACCACAAATGGAGCAAGGGGACAAAATGAAATTAAGTTTTAAAGAAGCAATTCGACTCTCCGTTACCGGCACACAATTATCAGAAGGATATGAAGAAGTTGTTCTTGAAGTTCTTGAAGATGTAGGTATAGACGGACCACTAGGATATGAACCATTCTTTGAAAAAGGAAAGTTATTTGTACAGAAAGGTTCAGAGAAAGCAGCAAAAAAGGCACTTCAACAGTCTAGAGATATTAGTAAACTTCCAAAAATTATTGGGGAAGAATTTACAGTAGAAGAATATTTGGCGATGGAAGCAGTTGATGTTGATGGCCGTCAAAGGGGATTTAAAGAAGCCCTTAAGCGTTTAACTTATGAAAAAATTAAACAATTAAGGAAATCTATAGAAAAAGAGGCGGTGAAGGAAAGTGGTGAATATACCTCTTATTGGATGCCAGAAGGATTGACCAAAGAAGGTGCAGCTGAGTTTATGGCTGCCGCTTCCGCCGCGAAGAAAGCAGGCAAAAAGAAATTCAAATTTGGTGATCCTCCGAAAGAATATCCTGTCACAATTAAAGTAGATATTCCACTTAAAGGCGAACAAAAAGAAGGACGCCTAACATCTAAAGAAAATGAATTAGTAGAATCTATAATGTCATTGAGTGATGCTGGTTACGATAAACTTTTAGCCGAATCAACTGAAGTACAAATAGAAGGACTCGGTGGTTTACTTGGAAAAGCCTTAGGTGGACTAGGGAAAATGGGAAAATGGATGATCGGATTCGATGATGAGATCGCTTCTAAAAAGAAAGCGGATAAAGCTGAAGCCAGATTGAAAAAGGCGAAAGCAATTGCGTTCAATAAGGACAGACTCAAGAAGGCTCAAGATGAACTTGATAAATTAGACGCGTCTGAGTTAGCAAAAAATCCTGATGTCGCGGCTGCACAAGCGGAAGTAAAGAAAAATACGGAAGCTCAAGCAAAATATGAAGCGGACCAAGCCACAGATACCAAAGCAGCTAAAGAGGATGGTGAAGATACTAGTGCTGTCGAAGACGAGATCAAGACAACAGCTGAGAAAGAAGTTCCCCCTCCCAATACAAAAATACCTGATACTAAAACAGGTACAGGTGATGATGATGACACCGGGACAGGTTCAAAGGATGATACTGGAACAGGTTCAAAGGATGATACTGGAACAGGTTCAAAGGATGATACTGGAACAGGTTCAAAGGATGATACTGGAACAGGTTCAAAGGATGATACTGGAACAGGTGCAGATGAT